AGGAAGCCGGCGAAGCCATGCGCGAACTGGCGGCCACGATGGTAAACCGTCTCGACAAGCTCGCCCTGGACGTGGCGGAAGCCTGCAACCCGGAGAACCCGGCCAAGGCGGTCAAGGCTCTGGAGGTCTGGGTGCGCCGTGTGAAGGCCGAACTCTCGCAAGATGAACAAGGCTGACTTGCTCCGCATCGGTCGGGACGTGCTGCGTCCGTCGGACTCGGGCGACGTGGTCGAGTGGCTGGAGGACAACGTGCACGCCATCCCTGACTCGCCGATGCCCGGGCCATTCCGCTCCGACCGCACGCCGTGGATCGCCGAAGCGCTGCGCATCGCCGCCGACCCCGAGACGCGTCTGCTCACCATCCTCGCCAGCATCCAGTCGGGCAAGTCGCTGTTCGCCCGCCTGCTCACGTGCCACATCATCGCCAACGCTCCTGGGCCGACGATGGTCTTGCAGGCGACCGACCCAGAGGCCAAGGACTTCGCCCTGCGTTATCTCCGCCCGGTGTGGAACAACTGCCCGCCGGTGAAGTCGCGTCTATCGCTCGAGGACTTGGACCGCTCGACGACGGCGGACTTCGACCGCATGACGCTCTACTGTCGCGGCATCTGGAACGAGGCGAACCTCCAGCGCCTGTCGCTTCGCTACACGATCGCCGACGAGTGCTGGATGGCGCCGCCCGGACACTTGGCCGAACTCAGCGCGCGCGTCACGGCGTTCGGCTGGATGGGCAAACGCATCTTCATGTCGCAGGGCGGTATGGCTGGGCAGGAGTTCCATCAGCTGCACGAGTCGACGGACCAGCGTGACTGGAATATGCGTTGCCCGAAGTGCGACCACCTACAGCCGTGGGTCTGGGAGCAAGTTCGGTTCCCCGAGGACGCGAAGTCGACGGGCACATGGGACTTGCACAAGGTGAGCGTGGGCACGACTTACGAATGCGCAGGGTGTCGTGCGCTTCTCCCCGACAATAACGCCACGCGTCTCGAGGCCAACGCTCGTGGCACGTTCGTCGCCACGGCGGCATCGGCGAACACCGGGCACATCGGCCTGCATTGGAACAGCCTTGCGTCGATGAGCTGGGGCGAACTTGGCGTGCTGATGCTCAAGGCCAAGGCATCGGCTGACGAGTACGGCGATGAAGAGCCGAGACGCATCTTCAAACAGAAGCGACTCGCGATGCCCTGGAGCGAAGAGGGCGGCGAGATGGTGGCGCTGGCCGAGGCCGCGAACTACAAGATGGGAGACGACTGGGACGCGGAGGCCGTGATCACGCCGAAGGCCAAGGTGGCCGACCGTGACGGCGCGCCGACGGGGAGCATCCCGTTCCGCACGATGGGGGTCGACGTCCAGCGTGGCCACTTCTGGGTGGTCGTGCGCCGCTGGTCGAAGACCGGGCATAGCCGCCTGATGGCATTCGCCCGCATCGACACGTGGGGAAACGTCGAAGCCTACGCCAAGCAGCACGGCGTCCATCATGCGCTGGTGCTAGTCGACTCGGGCGACAATACGCAGGAGGTCTACCGCGAGACGGCCAAGCGGAATTGGAAGACGGCCAAGGGCTCCGGCTCCGACGACTTCGCGGTCACGTCCAAGGACGGCCAGACGACCCGCCGCTTCTACTCTGAGAAGCAGTCCATCGTCGTCCCTGGCATACCTCAGCGAGCGACCCTGATCGTACACTCGGCCACCGCCGGCAAAGACCTCCTGCACGGCCTGCGGGCCCGAAAGGTATGGACCTACTCCATCGACGCTGGGACAGACTACCCCGACCAACTGAACGCCGAAGTCCGCATCAAGGACCGACGGACCGGCAAGCCCCAGTGGATACTCCCGCAGGGCAAGAAGGACAACCACGCCCTCGACTGCGAAATCCTCGCCCTGCTGGCCGCCGTCCGCTGGGGCATCGCTGGGCGGGAAACCGCCGAAACCGACTTGCCTTCGGCATGAGCCCGGGCAACCTGATTGCAAGGGTACGGCGTTTAGTGTCGTGGGAGGAAGAGACTCATGGCGTGGGCTGGGCGTCGTACCCCCCTTTCATCTTCCATTCGGGGCATATCTAAATGGCTTCCGGCATCTTCATCGGCCTCACTGAGTGCGAACTCCTGGACATCAAGGCCAAGGCTTTGTCGATGATCACGGAGGGCAAGACGCTCATGTCCTACTCCGACTCCGGCTCGTCCGCGTCTAAGCAGTTCGCCATGCCTCCCAAGGAGATGCTGTCTGAGGCGATGTTCGCCCTTTCTCGTCTGGACCCTGCCACGTATGGCCGTCGCGTGACCATCATCTCGACGGACTGGCAGAACCGAAACGACTGATTTATGGCCATCCGCAAGAAGATTAAGACCGTCAGCCTGCGTCCCAAGACGCCCAAGACGACGCCCTCGGCCCCTGCGCCGCAGGCTTCCTATGGCGATTGGCAGTCCATCGGCGTGACGCGTGCCCGCCGTTCGGCCTACGGTGCGGAGCCGCGTGACCTTCGTCGCGACCTGACGCCGTACGACCGCCTGACGATGATGCGCAAGTGCCGCTGGGCGGAGCGCAACTCCGGCCTGTTCAAGCAGATCCTGGCGGATATGTGCCTCTACACCGTGGGCGACGGCATCAAGCCGCAGTCCCACGCGAGCACCCCGGAGATGCAGCAGCGCTACGAAGCCTACTTCGCGGAGAAGGCCAAGCGTATCGACATCACGAACCGCTTTTCGTTCTATCAGGCCCAGTCCATCCTCCTTCGCGGCATGATCCGAGACGGCGACTCCTTCGCCGCCAAGGTCCGCAACGGTAACGGCGAGGCCAAGATTCAGCTGATGGAAGCCCACCGCGTCGGCGACCCTCTCGAAGGCAAGACGCCAGAAGGTATGCACGACGGCATCCAGTTCGGTCCTTATGGCGAGTACATCGCCGTAAACGTATACCGTTCGGACGGCTCGTCCCGTCAGATTCTGGCCCAGTCCATGATGATGGTGGTCGACCAGGAGTACGCGAGCGGAGCCCGCGGCGTGCCCCTGCTCCAGCACTCGATCAACTCCATCCAGGACGAGATGGAAATCCTCGCCCTCGAGAAGCAGGCCGTGAAGGACAACGGCGACATCACCCGCATCATCAAGAAGCAGGGCGGCGTCTTGGATGGCGACATGGCCGGAGAACTCGGCGCCGTGGTCAACGGCTCCTACGCCAACCTCGCCAACACGATGGGCGGAAAACTCATCGCTCTCGAGCCTGGCGAGTCGATGGACTCCTTCCAGAGCAACCGCCCCAACGCGACCTTCAATGGATTCATCGCAGCGCTTGAACGAGACATCTCTATGGGCGTCCTGCCTTACGAGTTTGTTAGTGACCCTTCCAAGATTGGCGGTGCTTCTGTCCGCCTAATCACTGCCAAGGCCGCGCGTGTCTTCGGAAAGTATCAGAACGTAATCATCGAACAGTTCTGCGTCCCGACTTGGGGCTACATCATCGGCCAAGCCATCGCCTCGGGAGAACTCCCTGACGATCCGAAGTGGAACGAAGTCTCCTGGACGACCCCGAAGTCCGTCACGGTGGACGCTGGCCGGGATGCCGCCAACGACCGAAACGACGTCGAGATGGGCCTCCTGTCGATGTCCGAGCTCTACGCCCAGCGCGGCCTCGACTTCCGCACTGAGATGGACAAGCGAGCTAACGACATGGCCTTTATCATTGAGAAAGCCAAGCAGGCCAAGATCCCGGTCTGGATGCTTTACAAGCCTGACTTCAACTGGCTCCAGCAGGGTCAGCTGAGCACGCAGACCCCGGAGGATGTAGCCACCAACCTCGGCATCGAAGAACCTGAAGACGAGCCTTCCAGCATGGAAGAGCCTGCGTCCAAAGACGAACCCAATTCCTAAGACCATGCGTTTCCTCACCAACGGACTGTCGGGCCGCGAGCCCCTTCTCATCGACCCTGCCAAGGCCAGCGACCACGCGGTCCTCGCCGAGAAGTTCGGCTTTACGGATATGCTCGCCCAGTTGTTCGGGCAGGCTCCCAAGCCCTACGTGGTCGATGGCATTGGTATCGTGCCTGTGGTCGGTATCATTTCCAAGGGTGCTTCCCCGCTCGAGAAGATGATGGGAGTCGCCGACATTAACGACATCTCCGAAGCCATTGACGCTTTTGCTTCTGACCCTGCTGTCGAAAAGATTGCCCTGCAAATCTCGTCCCCTGGCGGCACCGTCACGGGCGTCGAAGAACTTGCCAACAAGGTGCGCAACCTGAGCAAGCCGACCCTCGCCTACACGGACTCCGAGATGGCCTCCGCCGCCTACTGGATCGGCTCCGCTGCCGACCGCGTCGTCGCCTCGCCCTCGTCCACCGTGGGCAGCATCGGCGTCTACATGGCCATCCCTGACTACTCAAAGGCCGCCGAGATGCAGGGCATCAAGATGGTCGTCATCAAGTCCGGCAAGTTCAAGGGCGCCGGCATCGAAGGCACGAGCCTCAACGAAGACCAGATGGGCAACCTTCAGGCCAGCGTCGACACGATCCACGCCGAGTTCAAGGAAGCCGTGAACATGAAGCGCAAGATGGTTAAGGCCGAAGCCATGGAAGGCCAGACCTTCTCCGGCAAGCAGGCCGCCGCCCATGGCTTGGTCACTGGTCTTGCCGACTCCTTCAACGACGCCCTGCGTTCGTTCTGATGGCCATCGACGTCCCTGACTACGTTCAGTCCGCTGCCCGCCGTGGCCTTGAGTGGCACGCGGAAGGTAAGTCGGGCGACGGCGTGACGGACAAGACTCTGCGCGAAGCCCGCGAGATGGCGGACGGTTCCGTCTCCGAAGACAAGCTCCGCCGCATGGGTCCGTGGTTCCGCCGGCACGAGGCCGACATGGACGCTCCCCGCAACAAGCCCGGCAACGACGGCTTCCCTGGAGCGGGCGCCGTGGCGTGGGCTCTGTGGGGTGGACCTACCTCCGGCGACATCATGCGGACGGCTGAATGGGCCGAGCGCAAGGTCGAGCAACTGGACCGCGAAGCCTCGGCTAATTCCAATTTCCGCAACATCAAGATGACCATCGAAGAACAGCTCCTCGAAGCCACCGCCGCGATCTCGGGCGTCACCGCCGAGCGCGACGACCTCCGTGCCACCGTCGAGAAACTCACCGTGGGCGCCGCCTCCGAGCTGGAAGCCCTCAAGGTCGAAGCCGCGTCCAAGGATGCGAAGCTCGCCGAACTGACCGCCGCCCTCGAAGTGGCCGTCAAGGAAGTCGAAGGCATGAAGCAGATGCTCGCCGAAGTCGAGTCCGCCAAGGTCAGCGCCAGCAAGGAAGCCGCCAAGATCGTGGCCTCCGTCGGCGTCTCCCCGGTCGAAATCACCCCTGCGGATAGCAAGCCTACCGCCGAGGCCGTCGACCACCTCGCCACCTTCCTCGCGATGCCTGTCGGTTCCAAGGAGCGTAACGACTACTTCGCCGCCAACAAGGCCGCCATCATCAAGGCTGCCCTCTAATTTCCCCCTAACCCTCAATCTCCTAACACACACACATGGCTAACTCCATCGCAGTTGCTCCGAGCGTCCTCGCCGAGAGCGTCATCGCTTCCCTGAAGGGCAAGCTCCCCGCGCTCCGCGCCTTCTCCAGCGTCTTCACCGCCGCTGAATCGGCTGCGGGCAAGACCGTCCAGGTCCCCCTGATCGGCACGTCCACCGCCACCGAGTTCGGCTCCGGCGGTTACCTCACCCAGGACGACGCGACCATCACCGCCGCGAACGTCACCCTGAAGCACTTCAAGGTCTCGTCCCGCTTCTCGCCCCTCGACGTCAAGATGTACGGCGCTCAGTTCCTCTCGAACGCCTTCGTCCCGACCGCCGCCAACGCCCTCGCCGAGAAGTGCCTCGCTGAAATCGGCGCCCTCATCGTCGCCGCCAACTACAGCTCGGGCACGAACACCGGCTCCAGCCTCTCCTACGCCGAAGTCGTCGCCTCCAAGGGCGTGCTCGACGCCGCCAAGGCCGCTGAACCCCGCGCGTTCATCCTGAACCCGACCTACGCCAACAACCTCCTGGGCGACGCTACCATCATCGGTAACTCCGTCCTCGGTGCTGGCATCCTGACCTCCGGCCAGATCGGTACCCTTGCTGGTGCCTCGGTCTACCAGTGGAACAGCCTCCCTGCCAACTCGGAATCCCTCGCTGGCTTCGGTTGCGGCGCTGACGCCATCGCCGTCGCCTCCGCCCTCCCGATGGGCGAAATCCCGGGCTTCGAAGTGGCCAACGCTGTCGACGCCGACACCGGCCTCGGCGTCCAGGTCCTCATGGGCCAGGAGCAGAGCGGCTACTACAACGTCACCGCCACGCTGCTCTTCGGTGCCGCTGTCGGTCGCGCGACCTCGCTCAACCGCCTCACCACGGCCTAATCAGCCGCCGCAAGGCAAACAAACAAGGGCTCCGCAAGGGGCCCTTTTTTTGTGCCCCTCCCAAATCGGGCAATTACAGATGAGCCTTTACTCTGAGTTTCTGGCGGACGCGAAGGAGATGATCGCGGACTTCGGCGTGGCCGGGTCGGCCAACTCCGGGGCCATCACCTTTCAGTGCCTCATCTCTGACCCTGCCGTGGCCACCGTGCTCGAAGCAGGGGGGTATTGCGAGCGGACCCAGTACTCGGTCAGGCTCCCCGCTGCAACGGCCTCCTGGACGCTCCCAGACGGGTCTATTGGGGCTTCGGCGGCCATCATCTCGTCGGGTGCCCCCATCGCCTCGCTCGGCCAAGGTAAGAAGATCGTGGCCGGCGGGAAGACCGTCCGCATCACGACCCAGACCTACAAGCCCGGTTCCGCGTGGGTCACCCTGTTGGTTATCGACGATAACCAGTGACCTATGGTTAAGGTCGAAATCGTCCCGAAGTCCTACGCCGAGTTTAAGACGACGCTCGAGGACATCGCCAGAATGCTGGGCGTGGCCGAGAAGGACGTAGCCAAAAAACAAGCTGCACTCATCTGTGAGGACATGGCCCGCTTTACCCCGCCTTTGGTCAAGGGTGGCGGTCAGGGTCTTACCGACAAGGCAAGGCAGGCGGGCGACGGCGCCGTGGCCGGGGACATCCGCAAGATGTTCGTGGCCGTAGGCGACCGTAACATCTCCAGCCAGAAGGCCATCGTGTTCCGCACGCTCGCCCACGCTACCCAGACCAACAACCGAGCCATGTTCGACAAGGTCGTGCGACGCTCCAGCCTAGAGTCCCTTCGCATCTCGCCGATCATGACCAAAATCCTGAACGACCCGAACTATGACCGGGCGTTCCTAAAGGCTCGCAACTACCTGAACCGCGTCCCTCTCAAGGTCAACGAATACGGCCTCAGCTATGCGACCGACCTGCGTGCCCACCATGAACGCATCAAGGCCAAGTTCGGCGGACGCATGAAGCGAGGACAGAAGCTAGGCGAACCTCGACTCCTGGTCGAAAGCAAGAAAGAGCTCGACGACTATATCCGCGAGCGACAGGTCGCCGTCGGCAAGACAAAGTCTGCTTGGCTTCGTGCGCTCATGACTCTGCCTATGCCGTCCAATAAGAATGGCCCGGTCATGTTCGGCGCCGACCTCCGCAATGCGACCTACATCGCCCGCCATGCCGGGGCAGGCGGATACTCCCGCGTTGCCGAGAACTCCAAGGAATACATGATTACCATTGGCAATCTGATGGGCAACGTGAACGCCATCGCAGACGAGGCCAACACGATGGCCTTGGCCCTTGGCAGTCGTGACCGCCAGATGAAGTCCGACATGGAGCAATACGTCGAGCGCACGATCAGGCGCATCAAGGCAGGCCGCAGGAGTTAAGCCTTATCCCCGCGCACCCTGACGAACACCGGGTGACGGAGTGAACCCTTCGGGGTCTTCATCTGAAAGTCTACCTCGGCGACCTTACCAATGAGCTCAGAGCGATTAGCTAGGAGTTCGCGGCGGGTGGCCTCGTCCATGCCCGTGCCGACGCTAACGTCGCGGCGACCGCAGCGCAAGACGATGTGGCCAGCCATGCCAGCGCACTTGCCCGAACCTTCGACGATGTCCACGATCTGGCCGTCGGTGGTGTCGCAGTCCTTGACCTTGAGCCAAGCCCTAGAGCGGATGCCGTGGCGGTAGGGTGCGGTCGTGTCCTTGACCATAGCGCCCTCAAAGCCCTCGGCGGTAAAGCGTACAAAGGCTTCTTCAGGGGTGCAGGAGACGCTCGGGATGAGCAGGAGAGAGGAAGGGTAGGACTGAGCGAACAAATCCTCCAGAGAGGCACGGCGGGTGCTGTAATCGCCTTCGCAGGAGGGAATGTCGAACAGCCAGATGCGGGCGTCGTCGGCGGGGGCTTCGGAGCGGAGGTCGCCGACAGAGGTGAAGAAGGACTTGCCGGAGACGGCCTCGCCGTCGAGCGTCCAGACCCCAGCACGATCAGAAAGCAGGTCCAGCACCTCGCCAGCCAGATGGTCGAGCGAGGGCATCTGGTTGCCGTTGCGCGTGGCAAAGGAGACGCGGCGGCTGTCCATGTCGGCGGTGATGATGACGCGGAGGCCGTCTACCTTAGGCTCGCAAACGTAGGAGGGCGGCAGTTCGCCGTCGTAGAGGCGGGCCAGCATGGCGGTGCCTCTGGCCTTCACGAGGCGGGGCTTAGGGATGTGGGGCACGGCCTTCTCGAACATGGCGAAGAAGTCGGCAAGGGCTTGGTCCTGTTGGCAGATCATCGGTGAGCGGGGTAAGTAGAGCACCCCCACCCCCATCCGTCAAGCCCCTTTCCCTACCAATCAGGGCAAAGGAAATGGGCACTAAGAGCATCCGGCACATCGTCGAGTCCACTGTCGCGACCTACCTGTCGACCCAGACTGGGCTGACCTCCGTGCAGTTCCTAACCGGGGACAGCGCCACGACCCAGACCCTGCCGAAGGCCGTCGTGCTCTGCGACTCTGCCCGCGCCCCTGGCGACCTCCCCGAAGGCGAAGGCAACTATTCCTGCTCCGTCCGCATCACCCTTTTCTCCAACGCCGACGACACGACCTTGGCCGACCACCGTGCCCGCTGCGCCGCCCTGTCCGGCAATATGCGTGACCTGACCAGCATCAAGGCGGCCTTCACGGCCAGCGGGGACGCGTCCTGCTATGACGTCACGATCGGGTCGGAGGACGAGGGCATCGACGAACGCTCCTGGGCGACGGCTTTCTCCTTTGACGTGCTGGTGGTCCTGCCGGCCGCTTAACCTTCCAAACCCCGCATAATCAAATGGCCGCCATCTCTAACGGAACGACCTGCATCTACGGAGTCGCAGGCACTGTCGCTAACCTCTTCGTCCAGAGCTACAGCCTCTCGTCCTCCTTCAACGCGGACGTGACCGTGGTCGACGAGACTGGCCTGACCAAGACCCACCGACTGGACGACCGTAAGTCCGAGATCACCATCGAAGGCATCGCCAAGACGACATCGATGCCTGTCCTCGGCGCCGCCCTCTCCTTCACGGTCAACACGGCTTCGGCCTACCCGGCTGGCTCGGCCTCCGCGTCCTTCGTCGGAACCATCACCAAGATTGACGACAAGGGCTCGAACAAGGGCTTCACCGCCGTCACCATCACGGCGATTGATTACGAAGGCATCACGCCTGCCTAATTGACTTCCCCGCAAAGGGGCTAGCATCGAGGGAGTGGACAGACGCTTCCTGAACGCATACATCGACCCGGCGCCTTTTCGGTTGCTGGGTCGAAATCTTTACCCGTGGTGCCTCAAGTACCGGGTGCGTCTGATGGCCTTCGATTCCCCGCTGGTGACTGGCTCTCGCGGCATCAGCCCCGCCGACCTGCTCTTCGCCTGCAAGGTCTGTGCCGAAGAACCGCTAGGGGGGAAGATAAGCTGGTTTGACGAGCTGCGGCTTATGTCCCTAGCTCACAATCATCCCAAGTTTGAGCGCCTGCTAAAAGCCTTCGCTGGCTACATCCTGGTCGACGACTGGCCCAAGTTCTGGGAGCAGACGAAGAAGTCAGGCGGAGGCGACAAGGGTGTTCCATGGCCCCTAGCAATTGTGGCCAACCTGATGGCCGAGGCTGGCATCCCCGAGAAGCGGGCATGGGAGATGCCGGAGTGTCAGGCCATCTGGCTGAACTCAGCCTTGGCTATCCGCAAGGGTGCGGACGTGGCGATCATGTCGCCCGAAGAGGAAGCCTTCATGGCCGAGGAAGAGGCCAAGGACAAGGCCACCGCGTCTGCTTCCAATCCTGCAAAGGAAAAGACATCCGATGAGCCAATCCCTGGAGGTTAACATCAAGACGACTTCGGACGTACCGCAGGCCATGGACAAGGCCAAGTCTGCGACCGTATCTTACGCGAAGCAACTAGAGGACATCCAGAAGAAGTTCTCTACCTCCTTTAAGGACATCTTCCTTTCGATTGCTGGACCAATGGCGATTTTTAACGCCATTCAAAACACCATCGTCGAGCGCCTTGAGAAAATCAAGAAGGCCCAGGAGGACGCGAACCAAGCCGCCATTGACGGAACAAACAAGCAGATGGCCGCAGAGGACGTCTACTATGCTCGCCGGATCGAGAACATCAAGAAAGAGCGACTCGCTGCTGAACAGGCCAAGATGCAGCCTGTCGAAACCACTAGGCAATTCTTGCTTAACGATCCGCGAGCGCAGGAAGCATTGGGTAATCGCCCGCTAGGAAGTCAGAGGACTATGCTCGGCGGGGGAGTCCCTCGCGAGATGATGGCAGATATGTACGCCAAGGATCCAGAAATCCAGAACGCGGTCCGCAAGATACTGGAAAGGGATATGGCTTCACAGCCTTTGATTAGCACAGACACGGCCAAAAAGGCCGCTGACTTCAAAGGCCCGGAAGGCTTCGGCAACGTCATCGGCGTCGGTCCGAACCCGGTCATCGAAGCCATGAACGCCCAGCTCGAAGAGCAGCGCAAGCAGACCGGGCTTCTCCAGAACCTCGTGGACCGTAATCCTTTCATGTCCGCCGACTTCACTAAGACCACTGAATCTAAATAACCATGGCACGCATCAACCAAGGCAACAGCCTCGCAGGAGTCATCCAACAGCCTGGAGCCAAGTTCCAGGAGGACGGCTACGGACTCGCCACCGGGTCTATCAACTTCAAGGCCGACATCACGGCCTCGGTCGGAGGCACCATCAACCGTGGGTCTGCCTGTCCGCTAGGAGCGTACTCTTATTGCTATGCGCATAAGTATTCCGTTACTTTCGACGCACTTGGTATCGCTACCTACACCGTAGACTATGTCGGCATCACGCCTAGTTTCGGAACCTCGACCGACCCGCAGATCACCGGCTCGCAGGGTCTGACTTCGGAGAACATCACGACCCACCCTAACTTCTTCGAGACGGCCACGGCGCTCGGCTTTACCGGCTCGCCCATCGCTGGCGTCGGCGCTTCGCCAGGAACTAAGGCCAGCCCTAACTACGCACAAGTAGCAGGCACGGATGAGTTCGAGGGCAACAACGGTGCCACATTTCAACTGAAGACTGGGCGCAAGTTCCTAGGCTTCAAAAAGGCTGAGTTTAGCGACTTCTACGGCAAGACAAACTACCTCGCCCCGCAGTGCTCGCTGTCCGGCGTCTTCTACACTTCGTCCTCTACCCTTGTGAACGACCTTCGAAACGCGGTCGGCAAGACCTCAGGCACTGGAACGTTTGCCTCCAAGGACTTGGTCCCTACCTACATGGGCACATCCTTCACGATCAGCAGCAAGAACCAGCTCCTGCTTTCTCAGGTTTCTTTCGAGGACTTCGGACTGCTCTACAAGGTCCAGTACGAGCTGCGCTTCAACCGCGAGGGCTACGTCGCCTCGGTCTACGCCGCCGCCTAATGAAGATTCAACCCGGAGTCGGCTACAACTTCGACTCGTCCAGCAAGGGCTTCACCCTGGACACGTCTGACCCGTTCCCGAGCCCTGACGGCTCTTCGACCACGCACCCCTTTAAAATCATCAACGTTTCCCTACGGACTGTTAGCGGCACGACGACCGTGACTTATCAGGTGCAGTCAGGCACTATCAATAACCTAGTCCCTATCATCGACGACTTCGCGTCCGGCACGGAGGTACTATTGGACCGCGTGACCTCTGGCGTTCCCAATCCTCCGACTGCGGAGCTTGTGTCGAGCAACTACGACGCGACGACCAAGACATCCTACATCACCCTGCGGGCCGGCGCCAAGACCACGACCCCTTTCAATTACCCTGATAACGACGTCACAAGTAACCAGTACCCGGTCATCATCGGAGGTAACGCGGTTACGCCTGACGACAACGTCTGGGGCTTCCTGGTCATCGGGACGATCACCGTCGACAACATCACGACCCCGACGACCTTCACCGTCAGCCAGAACGTGACCGGCTCCCTCTGGGCTGACCGCATTAAACTGGGGACGAACACGGCTCGCTACTACTACGCCCGCATCTGATGGGATACATCGTAGGACAAGACGTTTCGACCTGGTTGCAACTGCGTGCCATCGCTACCGTAAGCGCTGCCTACCCTACTCCACCTCCGGCTCCTATCGTCACCGACCACAATCAGGAATGGCCTGCCAGTGTCGCATACCTGAAGACCATCGAAGGCAATGGCCTGCTCAGGGTAGGTCGGCCGTTCTCTAATCCGAATACGTTTTACTTCACGGCGAACACTCCGCCCATCGACGACTTCTTCTACGCGGACGGCTTCTCCGACCCCTACCCGGATGAACTGACAGGGCGCACGGTCACGACGGCTGGCAGTACCTTCACGATCACGGCGGCCATGTTCGCCGGCGGGGATACGGCTGGCTCGGGTGGCTCGCAGCCCATCTTGGTGGACTGGTTCGAGGCAATCACCTAGTCCCAGCCCCCCCCTTCCAATCGGGGCAAGTTTAAGACCCGATGAGCTGTCCTAACACCGTTTCCTTCAAGCGCGGGACATCCTTCGCTGCGTCCTGCACTTACAGCCCCTCCCCTGGTGCTCCGGCCAATCTTACTGGCACGACCATCACGTCGACCATCATCGACTCGCAGTACAACCAGTACGACCTGACCATCACCGTGGCGTCTGGCGGCCTTTCCTTTACCGCCGTCTATCCAGGCGACTCGTCGAACTGGGCCATCGGCCTTGCCAAGTGGGACGTCCGTTTCGAGTACGGCGGCAGCGTCTTCTACACGACGACCATGCGCCTTGACGTGATCGGCGAAGTCACCCCTTCCTAATATGTCCACCCTTGAAGTCACCCTGACGGGAATCGCTCCCGCGACCCTGACCATCGAAATCGGCACGCCCGGTCCGCAAGGCCCTGCCGGCCCTGCCGGTCCTAGCGTCTGGGGTGGTATCACTGGAACGCTCTCGAGCCAGACCGACCTCCAGACGGCGCTCAACCTGAAGGCGAACCTCGCTTCGCCCGCCCTGTCTGGAGTCCCGACCACGCCGACTGCGGCTACCCTTACCTCGACGACCCAGATCGCGTCGACCGCCTTCGTCCAGCAGGAGCTCGCCGCCGGCACCGCCGTCGCGAAGAACCTCGAGGTCTACGTCCGCAATCAGACCGGCTCGACCATCGCGGCTGGGTCGGTGGTCTACATCAACGGCGCCACGGGCAACCGCCCGACGGTCACGCTCGCCCAGGCTAACAATGACGCGAACTCCGCCCAGACCATGGGCTTCGTCAAGGCCAGCATCGCGAACAACGGCTTCGGCTACGTCATCGTCCGCGGTGAGGTCGAGAACCTCGACACGTCGGCCTTCACGGAAGGCGTGCAGCTCTACCTCTCTCCGACTACCCCTGGCGCATGGACGACCACCAAGCCGTCCGCCCCTCAGCATCTGGTCTACGTCGGCATCGTCGTCCGCTCGCATCCTACGCAGGGCGTCATCCTGGTCGCCGTGCAGAACGGCTACGAGCTGAACGAACTCCACGACGTGGCGATCTCCAGCCCGACGAACGGTCAGGTGCTCAAGTACAACTCATCGACTGGCCTCTGGTACAACGGCACGGATTCCTCTGGCGTGGCTTGGGGCGGCATCACTGGCACGCTGTCCAGCCAGACCGACCTTCAGACGGAGCTCGATGGCAAGTACTCGACGAGCAACCCGGCAGGATACATCACGTCCTCGGCCCTCTCGCCGTACCTGACCAGCGCCACGGCGGCCTCGACCTACCAGACGATCGCGGGAATGTCGTCGTACCTGACGACCTCGGCTGCGGCCTCGACATACCAGACCATCAGCGGAATGTCGTCCTATCTGACGACCTCTGCCGCCGCCTCGACCTACTTCACGATCGCGAACGCCGCGAACAAAGCCGACCTCGCAAGCCCGGTCTTCACAGGCAACCCGACCGCCCCGACCCCTGCGACTGGTGACAACGACACCAGCATCGCGACGACCGCCTTCGTCAAGGCCCAGGGCTACCTGACCTCCGCTCCTGTAACGTCCGTCGCTGGCAAGACCGGCGCCGTGACGCTGGTGAACACCGACATCTCCGGCCTCGGCACGATGGCGACCGCTACGGCTACCGACTATCTCTCCAAGGCTGGCAACTTGTCCGGCCTGGCTTCGACTTCGACGGCTCGCACGAACCTCGGCCTTGGCACGATCTCGACCATCAACGACGCGCCGTCCGACGGTTCGACCTATGGCCGACAGAACGGAGCCTGGGTCGTCGCTGGCGGTGGCGGCGGTTCGGCTTCGTGGGGCGGCATCACTGGCACTCTCTCCGATCAGACGGACTTGCAGTCCGCTCTCGATGGCAAGGCCGACCTGTCTGGCGACACGTTCTCCGGCGACATCTTCACGCCGACCGTCTACACCAACAACGCCCAAGAGCGCGTCCTTAACGCACTCTCTTCCGAGATTTTCAACGGCATGAACCTTGCGGATCATGTCACCATGAACGTCAGTTATTTTTCGGGTACGTTTGCGGGTACTGACCCAGAAGCTCCAATCTCTAATCCTCAGACTATTGACTACAGCGTCTGCTGCCCCGCTGGCCTGAATCACTTGGTAAACTTTTGCACCGCAAACGGAGGACAAGTCGCCTTCTCGGCCTATCTTGTTGGCGACTCTAGCCCTGCCGTGACTTGGCAAATCACGGAGTTCTACACATCGGGAGCACAGTATCCTATCACGCAGCTAGTAGCCTACGCAGAACTGTCTTATGGGAACACCTACGACATCTATCTGAACTTGAGTTACAACTTCCCCGGAGGAAGTAATCTGACTCAACGGAGCCGCATGAAGGTCTATTCTTTCACCGTATGATCACCCACCTCCTCGCCCTCCTCGTCGGCTTCGTCGCCGGAGCCCTCGTCTTCAGGAAGCACGCCGCCAAGGCGTCCGAACTGGAGCAGAAGGGCAAGACCATCCTCGACGCCCTCAAGGGCAAGTAAGCCGTGCGCCTGCTCCTGGTCATCGCCGCCTTGGCCCTGACCGGGTGCAGCGTATTCCGTAAGCAGGCCGAACCGCTCCCTGCCGCCGTCCCCGCCCCGAAGGCTCCCGACCTGACCGCCGTCGGCTCGACCCTCGACGTCATCGACTCCCGCGTGGCCGCCGCCGTGACCGTCGCCCGCGAGGCGAACACCGCCGGGAAGCCCGCCGTCGTCGAGTCCGAGCTCAGCGTCGCCTCGTCCTTCCTGCCGAAGCCGACCGAAGGCGACCTCGCCTACGCGCGTCAACGCTCCGAGAAGGCCACCCCTGCCGACTACGAGCGCCAGCGTGCCAAGGCCGCCGAGAAGCAGAAGGCCGCCGAGCAGGCTTGGCAGAACCTCGAAGCACAGGTCGCCGCCAGCAAAGCCGCCCTCGCCGCCCGCGACAAGCGCATCGCCGACCTGACCGCAGAGATTGACCGCATCAAGAAGGACGCCATGTCGCAGACCTGGACGCTCGTCGGTGCCGGGCTCGCCGTGATCGGTGCGCTGACGACCGCATTCATGGGGCCGCGTATCGGTATCCCGCTGCTCCTCTGCGGAGCCTTCTGCGGAGCCGTGCCCTTCATCATCGACTCGCCGTATTTCGAGTACATCGCCGGCGGCACGCTCCTGGTCTGCTCCGGCCTCGGCCTCTGGTGGCTCGCCGACAAGGTGCGCGATTCAGTCAACAAACCCTCCGACGATGTCCCGCCGCAAGCCTAAGCAAGTCAAGGTGGTCTGGCGCAAGCTAGGCCGCGAGCGTGCGTGGGGTCAGGCCACCATCGGCGAAGACCTCATCGAAGTCGACCCCCGCCTCGGCGCCAAGCGTCAGCTCGAAGTGCTCTGCCACGAGCAGATTCACCTGACCTTCCCCTTCCTCAGCGAGGCCCAAGTGGACAAGGCCGGCAAAGACCTCGCCCGGATGCTCTGGTCTGAGGACTACCGCCGCGTCCTTCTGAACCCGAACGCCAAGCCTCCCCGCATCTCGTGAGCGCCGCCCCCTTCAATCCCGAGGACATCCCGAAGGAGGCCAAGGACGGCCTTGTCGCCGCCATCCTGGGCGGACTCGCGATGACGGCCCGCCTGCTGCTCTCGACGGAGCCGGTGTCCCTCGGCTGGGTCGTGCGCCGCGTCATGGCCGCCGCGATCACCGCCGCCCTCGTCGGCTACGCCATCCAGGAGCACATCCAAAGCCCGGGCCTGCGGATGGGTGTCGTCGGTGCGGCAGGCTACGCCGCCCCCGAGTGTCTGGACTATCTGCTGAAGTACGTCAAAGCCCGTGGCGAAAAGGAAGTCGCCGCAGTCACAAAGCCTTCCCATGCGAAAGCAAAAGCCAAGCCCGGCCCCAAGCGGAGGAAATAACCTCCTGCTGGCGGTCTGCCTGCTGACGGCCTTCGCTGGTCTGTCGGCCTTCGCGTCGGCGTACATCGCCGGAGTCGTCCTTGACCTTCTCCAGTCTCGGGACGCCCTGGTTATGATCGTGACGGACGCCGGCATCAAGTCGGACTCGGTCAGCGTGGAGCAGGGTCTGTCGGCGGCGACCCTTGCGCTGAAGGCTGTCCGCGACCTTGGCTGGGCCTTGGCCGTGGGGTGCCTAGGGGTAGGGGTGGCGGTCTTCATACGCTCCCGCCGTCAAAACGCCTCCTAGGGCAAGCCAGAGGGGTCTTTCGGGGTGTCTTATGGTCTTACCTAGGGACGGCCTAGGGGTGTCAATCTTTGCTGGGAAAGACCCTTGACGAATACAAAACAGTCTGCCAAGGATGTTTCCGCACCACCAAACATGAAAGCCCTCATCGCCCTCACGTTCATCCTCATCCTCGGCTGGACCGCCGCCGTCACCTTCTTCGGCCCGGAACTCTACCGAGCCATCAACGGCCCGGAGCCGGTCAAGGCCAAGGTCGTCCGCCGTCACCGCTAATCTCCACAACCATGCCCAACGCCAACCACCCCTACACCGACCACCTGACCTTCGCAGGTCGGTCCATCCCCCTCAAGCGACCCATGGCCGTCTACGCGGCCAACCGCTTGCAGGCCATCCTCCCGCAGATCGCCGCGCTCAACGCCGCCGGCAAGACGCAGGCCGACGCCGCCGCCGCCCTCGGCACGACCGTCTGCTCCCTCCGCAAGTGGATTGAAATCACCGGGACTACTTGGACGAACCTCAAGGTCCGTGGACCCTACAAGACCCGCAGCTGATACAACCATGAGCGAACTCTTCATCAAACATCCCCGGGCCATTACTGTCAGACTTAACTCTGACGAAGAGCTTGGCGTTTATGTCAAAGGTATGTGCATCGTGAATGACAATGAAATCCGCGTTGCCGGCTTCATTGAGCGTGAAGACAGCCAAATCATTAAGCGAGCGCATCGTCCGACCCTGCTGGAAGCCGAAGTGCTAAATGAGCTGGCCCCCGCTTGGTACGTAAAACAATACCATGAATACGACGACAACGATGGAGGACAAATCCACGTTGAATTAGTCATCTCCCGAGACGCACCTTGGACCCATGCCTGACCCCTCCCACCGACCCTACGACCCCATGACCATCATCCGACCCCACGCAAAGCCCCGCCTCTGGTGGCTCTTCCCATGGAGCTACGCCCGCACCCTGCACACCGCCGCCAACGCCCTGCGTGCCCTGACAGACCGCCAGGACAAGGCCCTCGAGATGCAGGCCCACATCATCGTCGACCAGTCCGAGGAGATTGCGAACCTCCGTCGCCGCGTCGAAGACCTCAACGAAGCCCTGCACGGCCCCCGCAAATGAGCCAGTTCAAACACCTCGACGGCATGACCGCCCTGCTCTCCGAAATCTACGAAATCAACGAGCGCGTGATGTGCGGCGACCTCGTCTCGGCCAAGGCCGCCATCGCCTCGACCCGGATGAAGAAGCTCCTGCACCACTACCACGAAGCCCTGCACGAAGACGGCGCCACGAAAGTCTCGCTCCAGGCCTACGTTGCCGCCGGCGGCTGGGTCGGCATCACTTACTCCTACGAGGTCGACGGCTTCGAGGTCGCCGGATCACAAGTCCCCCGCCGCGTATGACCCTAAACCAGCGCTTCTCCATCGTCGCCCTGCTTCTCCTCGGCCTCTCCGCCCAGGCGAAGTCGGACGCGGCCTTCCTGTCCGCCGTCGCCGAGGTCGAGTCCGGGCACAACCGCAAGGCCATCGGCAAGGCCGGCGAACGCGGTATGTATCAGGTCGGCAAGGAGGCATGGGACGATGCCTCGGCCCGCCTCAAGGCCGAGGGCCACTACACCTTCCCCTGGTCTAAGTGGCGGGACGCGACCGCCCAGGACATGATCGCGGCCTCTCATCTCCGCTGGATCAGGTCTAACTTCCACCGCTTAGGGATGACCAACCCGACCCCCGAACAACTCGCCTTGGTCTGGAACGTCGGCTGGTCGGAGGCACGCAGCCGGAACTTCCGGGCGAACGACTACGCCTTACGCGTCGCCAATCTTTTCCGCTTGTCCCCGTACCCTCGTTAAAGAGTCTTGCCACATGGCTCATATGATTATCGCGGTCGACCCCGGTGCCAACGGCGCCTTCGTCTGGTCAGTCGACGGACACGGCGTCGAGGCCCGCAAGATGCCCGACAGCGACGTCGAGATCTGCGAGCTCATGGCCGAACTCTCCTGCAAGACAAAGTCCGTGGCACTGTACCTGGAGACGCCCTCCATGGCCGGATACGGCCCGAAGATTCCCGCCGCGTCCATCGCCAAGCTGCAGTTCAACGTCGGAGTCATCTACGGCGCATCGGTCGCCATGGGCTGGCAAGTCCGGCGCATCGACCCGAAGGCTTGGCAGCGCACGCACCCCGTCGGCAAGAAGGCCGACCACGGCTCCGGCTGGAAGCGTCATTTGAAGAGCAGGGCTAAGGAATTGTTTCCCCAGACCGACGTCTACGACTGGAACGCAGACGCGTTGCTCATCTACGACTCCGCCATCCGTGGCGTCATCAACTAATCTCCCATGAAGAAAGACACCCTCAAACCCTCTGCCGAATACCGCGTCATCGCGGACTCGTCCTACATCCTGCTCCCCGATCAGAAGGTCGCCCGCCTGCTCACCCCGACCGTGCGCAACGGCGTGACCTACTACAACCTCTTCGTCCCTGGCTACACGCGGATGTCCCTCGCCGACATCGAGGCCACCATCAAGGCCGGCGAAGTCGCCAAGGCCGAACAATCCAAATAATTCCCACCATGACCCAGCCCAAAACCCAAACCGCCACGGCCTCCCTCGTCGCCGCGCTCGCAGAGCTCGACAACGTAAAGGCCAATAAGATCAACCCGGCCTTCAAGGCCAAGTACGTCTCCCTCGACGCGCTGCTCGACGCCATCAAGCCCGTGCTGCTCGACCACGACCTCGCCCTTATCCAGACGCTCGTCTCCGAGGACGGCAAGGTCGGCGTCTCGACGGCCTTCCTCCACTCGTCCGGCGAACGCTTCGACTTCGGTCGGCTGATGGTCAAGGCCGAGGGGCTGACCGCCCAGCAGATCGGCGGGGCCATCACCTACATCCGCCGCCAGTCCATCCAGACCGCCTGCGGCATCTCGGTCGACCTCGACGACGACGGCGCGGCGGCCTCTGGCTTCCGTCCTGCGGCCTCCGTTGCCTCCGCCCCGGCTCCTGCCGCCCCCCGCCCCCTTACCCGCTGAGCAAGCAGTTCGACCCCTTCGACCCGGTCAACATGGCCATGCGTGCCTTGGACCAGGGCAACCAACTCGCCGCCAAGGACGCCCGAATCAAGTCCCTCGAGGACAGCCTCGCCCTAGCCCGCGAGACGAACAACGAGCAGTTCTGGGCGGACGCCTGCAAGCGTGCCGAGGCCCGCTGCGAGAACCAAGCCAAGACCATCGGCGAACTCCGCTATGCTGGCGACGAACTCGCCCGCGTCATGGAGGACATCCTGGGCACCGGCATGGTGACGTGCCAGATCTCCCGCGCCGTGATGACCGCCACCGTCGCCCGCTGGAAGGCGGCGAAGACCGGCCGATGAACACCCGCCGCAAGTGGGGCTCAGTTAAGGAAGCCGTCGCGCAGCGCATCCACCTGCCCGCCCCGGCCATCGTCCGCGAACTCGGCCTGTCCCGCTACTCCGTCTACTATGCGGCCAAGCGCATGGGCGTCCGCCTACCTAGCCCCTACGCCGCCAAGGCCAAGACCAAGTGACCTCACGCGGCCCGAGCAGGAAGAATCAGGCTTTCATCAAGCGAAGCCTTACTCCTGCCGAGGCCGCTTTGGTGGCGAATGAACTTGCCACCGCCAAGTCCCGCTGGGACTACCTCTTCTCACTCAACAAATGGACCGCACCCACGCCACCCCCAAAGGCATCCTCACGATCGCCAAGACCGTCCCAGGGCAATACGCCCTCCTGCTCTTCCTCGACGGCTTCCCCTACGTCGAGCTCACGGCCAGACGCCACGCCGACTTCCTCACCGAGGTCAACGCGTGGAAGCGAAAGACCTACCCGTCCCTCGCCCGCTCCGACGTCCGCTTCTTCACGCTTGCCCCGAGCGGGGAAATAAAGGAACTTGCCTTTAACCGATGACCAACCGCGAAAACATCAAGCGCCTGGTGGAGAACATCACCGGCTGTCTCGCCACCGTCCAGCACATCGCCAGCCGTTACGAGCAGCACACCGAGGACATCAGCACCGTCTCCGACCTGAACCGCTCCGCGATCACCGAACTTCAGGTCTTCTCCGACTCCATCGAACTCGCCGACGAGGCCGCCGCCGTGAAGCCTCTGCACGACCGGGTACACGTGCTCGTCGTCCAGCTGCGCGTCCTGCGGAACACCCTCGAGCAGATGGAGAACGCCGCCGAGAAAGCCATTGAGGATGTCCGCCGCATCTCTGCCTCCGTCGAAGAAGCCGCCCCCGAGGACGACTCCCTCTGACCTTTCCCACCAACAACCCAGAACACCATACCCGCACACCAATGCCCGACCTCATCACCGAACGCGTCGTCTATGACGGCATCCAAGCCCTGAACCAGTCCGGCGCCAAGGAACTGCTCAAGTCTCCGGCCCACTATCAGGCGTACCTCAACCGCACCCAGGAGGACAGCAAGGCCCTCCGCGTCGGCACCGCCGTCCACAAGCTCGCCCTCGAAGGGCTGGACGCCTACAACGCCTCCCACGCCATCGCCCCGGAGGTGGATAAGCGGACTAAGGACGGCAAGCAGGCGTGGCAGGAGTTCGTCACCGCCAACGAAGGCAAGGCGATCCTGACCGCCGACGAAGGCCAACTCGTCGACAACGTGGCCAACGCCGCCGCGAAGTGCATGAAGGAGCACGGCATCGTCCTGTCGAAGACCGAGGTCATGTTCACCGCCTTCCTCGGCGATGTCCTGGTCAAGTGCGCCATCGACGGCATCTCCGACGACGGCTACATCTACGACCTCAAGACGTGCGAAGACGCCAGCCCGCAAGGCTTCCTGTCCGCCGTCCGCAAGTACCGCTACAACCTCCAGGCGTACTTCTACCGCCACGCCGTTGAGTCGGCCTACAAGTGCCGCGTCCTCGGCTTCCGCTTCATCGCCGTCGAGAAGGAGCCGCCTTACGCGACCGCCGTCTACGAGCTCGGCCCGGAACTTATGACCAACGCCGCCTTCGACTTCGAGCGTGCGCTGTCCCTCTACAAGCAGTGCACCGCCTCGGGCGAGTGGCCCGGCTACCAGAAGGAGATCACGACCATCGACCTCGCCGCCAAGCCCAGCGCCGCGACCAACATCTCCTTCGCCTAATCTCCCACCATGGAAAACCAAAACGACCGCCCGCCCCTGAAGTCCATCGAAGTGAACGGCACCTACAAACTGAAGCTCATCAAGCCGAAGTTCGAGAAGGTTAAGCACAACGAGGACGGCACGTCCTCCTGCCGCCTGTTCTTCCTCGACGACCAGGGCAACTGCCTCTCCAAGTCCTACGGCTCCAAGTACGCCAAGCCGCTGGCGATGCTCATCGGCAAGTTCTCCGGCAAGTACACCGAAGAGCTGCGCCTCGACGCAACCCCCGCCGAGTTCATGACCTACTGCGAACCGGCCTTCGGCAAGACGTGCCTGATCGGTGTGGAAGCCATCCCTAACGGCGAGTGGAACGGCAAGCCCCAGTTCAAGTACAAGCTCACGTTCCCGAAGGGCAGCCAGAAGCCCGTCGTGCCTGACGCGAACACCGAGGCCCCGCCCTTCTAACCGATGACCGACGCTCCCACGCCGATGGCCGCACCCACTCTCGTCCTGATCTGCGGCTTCGCAAGGGCCGGGAAGGACACCCTCGCGAGCGGCCTGCTGGAATGGTCCACCCGCCCCGCCGAGCATATCAACTTCGCCGACGCCCTGAAGGAGGCCGCGAACCAGTACATCGACTACCTCGGCATCGAGGGCGACTTCTTCCGCGAGGACTTCAAGGTCGAGAACCGTGACTTCCTCGTCAACGCGGGGAAGTTCGCACGGCGCCTGGACCGTGACGTCTTCGCCCGCCACTTCGCCAACTGGTGCCCGGTCATGAAGCACGCCGATCAGCCCTCCCCCGAGACGGTCGTCTGCTCCGACTGGCGCTACATCAACGAGCTGCGCGTCTGCCAGGACATCCTCTGGGAGCGCGGCTGGAAGGTCCGCACGGTCTATGTCGCCACCGCCGGCATCGGCCCGGCCAACGACGAGGAACTAGACAGCATCGCCGAGATACGCGCCGCCCACCTGTTCGACCAGGAGTACATCTTCAAGCCGAACTCCCGTAACCAGATCATGTCGGAGGGGCGTCTGCTCGCCAAGGCATGGAAGCTCTGACCCGCGAAACCATCCAGTGGGGCCTGCGTATCGGCATCACCCCTGACCGCATGGCCTTCCTCGCCGCCTGCCCGAAGTTCACGGTCTGCCACGGCAACCGCAAGTCCGAGCGCAACGTGAAGGACAACCCGAACCACCACCTCCAGCGTCTCGGCTCCTGCTGGTGGTTCCGCCTGCGTCGTCGCGGCAAGGACATCGTCGAGAACATCGGCCAAGACCTGACCATCGCCCGCAAGCGCCGTGACGAGATGCTCGCGGCCTTCGATGCCGGCAAGCCCATCCCCTACCTCGCCAACAAATGAGCACCCCGACCCGCTTCGTCGCTTTCGGCGACAACCACGGCGACATGGCCGACGAGAACGCCGTCGAGGCCCTCGTCGAGTTCATCAAGGACTACAAGCCGACCGTCCGCGTCCACCTAGGCGACTGCTTCGACTTCCGATCCTTGCGCCGTGGCGTGGGCAATGATGCCGAAGGCGCCGAATCTCTCGCGGCTGACATCGCCGGCGGCGAGGACTTCCTGGAGCGAACCAATCCGACCGTCTACCTCATGGGCAACCATGAGCACCGGGCGACCGCTCTTCAGCATACCTCCGGCTCCGCCCTGGTTCGCGATTACTGCGCCGACCTCGAGGCCCGCATCAAGACCGCCGCGAAGAGCTGCGGGGCGAAGACTATCCTGCCTTACCACGCCGAGAAAGGTGTCTACCGCCTCGGCCCGGTCGCCTTCATCCATGGCTATGCCCACGGCCTGAACGCCACCGCAGAGCAGGGCAAGCACTACGCTGACCGTGGCGGCGCTCTGATCCACGGCCACACGCACACGCTGTCCCAAGTGAACCTGACCAAGCACCAGGGCGGTGCGGCCTTCTCCGCTGGCTGTCTCTGCCAGAAGGAAGCCATGGCCTACGCCTCTCACCGCCTCGCCACGTCCCGCTGGGGCTCAGGCTTCGCCGCAGGCTGGGTCGACGGCCAAGACTGGAAAGTCTGGCTCGTCCACCGCGTCGGCAACCGCTGGGTCTGGACGACTGACCTCAAGGTCTTCACCCCGAAAAGCAAATGAAGCGCTTCGACCCCGCCCGCCTCATCGAGGCTTTGCGCGAGGACAGGGTCTACGCCGTGCCCAAGGGTTGGCTGCTGACCAAGCAAATCGTCCCCCTGCTCGGCCTGCGTACCTTGTCCGGGGTTCGCCTGCCCCTTGAGCGCATGATCCGTGCTGGCTTCGTCGAGCACCGCAAACTCTCCAGCGTCCGCTTCATCTTCCGCCTGTCGGCCAAGTTCGACTCCTGGGCAGAAGCCCACGAGAAGGCCCTCGAGCTAGATAAGCCTGTCAGCCCGCCCGGATGGGTGACGCTCGCCGCCTACGCCCGCAAGAACCGCCGCACCGTCCGAGGCATCCAGTACCGCATCGACGACGCAGGCATCGACTTCAAGGTCTACCGCATCCCACGCCCTTGCCGCCATTACCGCGTGGCCGACCTAGACCGCATCCTCCGCAAAGCATCTTGACCAAGGGCACCCACGCCCCCAAACCCAAACCCCTCTCTTCCATGACTCCTCCGAACAACGTGCCGGCGGAACGCCACCTCCTCGGTGTGCTTCTCCGTGATGCGCTCCCTTTCCCGCCAGAGCTAAAACCGTCCGATTTCTTCGAGCCAGCCCATCAGGACATCGCCGCCGCGATCCTCTCGCTCGCCGTCGACGGCATTGCTGCGGACGAACTGACCGTTAGCCAGCGCCTACGCGAAGCCCGTTCCCCTGTCGATGCCTCCGCCGTCTCGCTCCTGGTCAGCGACTCCGGCGCGGGCACATACCGATCCGAGCACGTCGAGCTCATTGCCGACGCCGCCCTGCTCCGTGCGGCCACCGCCGCCGCCGCGTCTGCAACCGACCCCGACACCCTGCTCGAGCATTATGCCCGCCTTGCCGACAAGCGCAAGGGCTCCAAGGTCAAGCACGGCCCGAAGCGCATGGCCTTCGACGACCTGATGGCATTCGACCGCAAGGACGACCCGAACACCGTCCTCGGCAACCGCTGGCTCTGCAAGGGAGGCTCCCTCCTGATCGTCGGCCAGTCCGGCACGGGCAAGTCGTCGCTGATGATGCAGGCCGCCGTCCACTGGGCCTTGGGGCGTGACTTCTTCGGCATCAAGCCTGCCCGACCCCTGCGGGCCATCATCCTACAGGCCGAGAATGACGCGGGCGACGTCTCCGAAGCCTTGCAGGACGTGGTCGCTGGGGCATACCTCGACAGCCAGGAGCGTGACCAGCTGCGGGAGTCACTCGCCATCTTCCGTGATACCGTCAGCACGGGCACGGCCTTTACCGCCGCCCTCGCCGACCTAGTCCGCGAACACCGGGCGGACATCGTCTTCGTCGACCCTCTCCTGTCCTTCGCGGGCATCGACGTCTCCGATCAGGAGCAGGCGTCCAAGTTCCTCCGCCATGACCTCGCCCCCATCCTGCTCGAGACAGGCGCCGTCCTCGTGGCCATGCACCACACCGGGAAGCCCAAGGCCGCGTCCGACAAGGAAGGCCACACCGTCGCCGACCTAGCCTACGCTGGCCTAGGGTCGTCCGAGTTCACGAACTACTTCCGCGAGGTCGCCGTCCTCTTCCGCTGCCAGGGCGAAGAGCCGATCTACAAGTTCGGCCTGACCAAGCGCCGTGGCCGTGCCGGCCTGAAGGACGCCGAAGGCCAGTTCAAGGGGGAGATTCACATCCGCCACGCCGCCGAGAAGGGGGTCATCCGCTGGGAATACAGCCAGCCCCCCTCCCAAATGGGAGACGAGGCTTCAATCCAGAAGGCCGATTCCCGCACCGCTAAGGGGTCGCCAAGGCGTTTGGGTCTGTCCTGAGAGCAAGGACAGCCTTAACCATACAAAAGCCCGCATAAGCCATCCTAGGCTTGACTTTGAGTAAATCAAGGACAGGCTAATGGACAACCTACTACTCACCACTTTAACAAACCCTTTATCAATCCGTTAGAGGGGGACAAATACAAGATGCAGTCCCCCTCACCCAGTCCCTGCGGCCTTAGCTTACGCCGGCCTAGGTCTGGGTTGAAGACAAGATACAGGAATACAATTTCACCCCCATGAATAACCCAACCAAACCGCGCAAGGTGCGACGCCTGACGAAGGCCGAGATCATCAAAGCGAAAGAACGTTACCGCGATATGTGGGCATCCAATCGTGCCAGGATGCTCAGACTAGCTGAACTAGGTCGCAAGGCCATCTCAGCCAAGCACGATGAACACAGGCTTTGGATGAGGCAGTGGCTAGCCAAATGCCCCTCGCACTTCAGCCGCGAACAACTTCGCAGGATGATTGACCGTGACCGGGCAGAGGGCGACACGGCTAAGACCGAGTCCTACGTCAAGACGATGATCCGCTACGGATACATCAAGTTCGACGACTCCACCATGCTTTGGGAGAATATGTATTTTAAACTATGAAGACCAGAATACTGATAGGAACGAACATGGCCACACACGTTGAGAAAGCCTTAGAGTCATTCCCGGATAGCATGACCAAGAAAGAATTGATTGCACATTGTGCGGCCTACATCTCAGCCAACCCGGAAATCTACATCACCCCTAGTTGGTTTGCTCAAATCATGATGGAGGACGGATTACTGTTATCCAAGCGCAAGAACAGGATCAAGGGAAGCAAGGCCTTTACTTGGCTTAACGTCCACAAGTTAGACGGAAGGTATCGTGGCAGACTAATCGTCTAACCTTTGCCACTTGCCCGCTGGGTAAGATGCTTTCCAATACGAGCGTGACCAAGGCCAGCATCAACGACCTCTCCGCTCCTGCGAAGGACGCGAAGAGCTTCGATGCGTGGTTCTTTTCCCAGCCCAAGAAGGTCCAGGAGAAGATGCGCGAGAACGGCGTGCTGCCTTACCGCGAGATGTGCCAGTCTCGCCATGTATTCCAAGTCGATGCCAATCACCCGGCATGGTCGACGCGTGACGGTGACAACCTACGCAAGGAGACAGAGGCGTTCATCTCCCGCGATCATGTCGGCGTGATGTTGAAAGGCTTCATCGACGCGCTGGCCGCGACGGATAACTTCGCATTCCGTCGTCACGTCGAGACGGTGAGGTGGGCGCTGTCCCTGCCAGGATGCCTGGACTCCCGCACCATCGGCAAGATGTACGGACGCTCCCACTTCTGGATGCGTAGCCGAGCCAAGGAAATCCAGCGCGCCGTGAACTCCGACGCGATCGGAATGTTCCCGCACGTTAATGCCAGACGCGACAAACATAAGCAGGCCCGCCCCCGCCCTGCCCCTGACGCACGATGAAAAACGCCCGATATACCCCTGTAAGGAGTCTCCTAGACCCCCACCCCCTTCACGCGTGGCCCGACAC